GAAAAGCCATTGCTAAATACGAAGATGAATACATATTTTTAAGCAGTGCCATGAAGGCTCACAAGTTGTACTCGCAGACAGATCTGTTTGACATGCTAAACGACAGTGAGGTTAACCCAAATGGATGCACAAAAAAGATGCTTCGCAGTTGTATGGAGCTACTCAAGGGCAACAACCTCAAGCTAGAACGCAAAGGTGCACACGGCAAGAAGTATTACCGATGGATACCTATGTAATTAGAATGCCCAGAATGCCCAGAATGCCCCAAAACCTCCAGAATGCCCCTGATGCCCACGTTTAGCGTGCCCGTCGCGTCGCCGAAAGCGGGCTTAGCGCGACAAGTAGGGGGGTAAAACTAGGGCATTAGAGGCACGCTGGGCAAACTGGGCAAACTGGGCAAACTGAATACCAAAGGAGATTAAATGACAGACTCATCACACCGCTGGTTAGTAGACAGCAAAGACAAAGCTAACTTCTTTATTAACTTTATCCTCGATCAGTGGCAGGAAGGCAAAACGATCCTGTACTACATCAAAGACACTACGCGCAGTGATCGACAGAACAATGCAATGCATCTATGGTTTAGGCAGATAGCACAAGAGCTTAATGATGCAGGGTGCTGGGTGCGACATCCATTTAGCGACAAACTAGAAATACCTTTTACCGAGGTGCTAGTTAAAGAGACCCTGTACAAGCCCGTTATAAAAGCCATGCACGGCAAGTCGTCAACAGCTAAGCTAACCCCCATCCAACTCTCGGAGGCCGCTGAGGTGCTAATTAGGTGGCTCTCAGAGCATAAGCAGGTGTATGTACCATTCCCTCAACAACTAAAGGATCAATTGCAATGAAGTTAAAAAGAACAGCGGCAGATCATTGGTTTAGTAGGTGCATTCGCATACGCAATGAGTTCAAATGCCAAGGCTGTGGCACGCAATACGAATCAAACAGCACGGGACTGCACTGCTCTCATTATTTTAGCCGCGCTAAAAAGGGCATTCGGTACGACAAGATGAATGCATTTGCTCACTGCTATGGATGCCACCAAAGATTTGGTAGTAGCCCAGATTACTTTGTGCGTCATTATATTGACACTTACGGCGAAGGTGCCCTTGAGTTAATTAGAGAAAAGGCAGAGGACGTCGACCTAGCTAAGCGAGCACACAAGGAAGTCAAAGAGATAGCCAAGCATTACAAGGCAGAAGCCGCCCGTATGGAGAATGACAGGGCGGCAGGGGTAAGAGGTTGGTTAGAGTTTATTAGTTGGGATTAGGATTGCGCTTCCTGAGAGCCTCTTCAAGAAGGCCCTTAGTTGTTGTAGCGCCAACTGCTTCAGCCCCTCTTTCAGCAAGCCTTGCTGTTTGAGTAAATAATGGAAGCTCTTGAGCGATTGCCTGTGGTGGTCGCTCTTTATCTAGCACTTCAACAACTGTCTTTCCAATATCCAAAGGACGATCAATAGCTATCGGCATCATGCCTTGAGCAAAAGTATAAAGTAGCCCGTTCTGTTTGATTTGACCGTATTGATAGTCGTTAAGACCAAGCGTGTTAGCTGTAAGCAAACTTGCCCAGGCATCGCCGTATCCCCGAACCAATCCATTAAATGAAGCCTCGCCATCACCAAAGATAAACTGCCGACCTTCATTGATTACCGCATAGCCACCTGCGCCATACGCCGCGTAACGGCCAAGAAACTGAGCCGCCTTTTCTGGCTTGCCAGCCTTGATGTTGCCCATTACTTCTCGCAACGCAAGAGCCTGCTGTTTAACTACAAAGCCACGCAATGCCCACAATGGTCGAAGGTTAGGGTTTCTAGCCCATGCCGCAGGACGACCAGCCGCACTAATTAACTGTTGTTGCCCTAACCCAGAAAACAAAAGCTCCTCTACAAGCTTTGCCCCATCGCCTGTGTACTTAGACCAGTCCATGCCGTGCTTGTTTAATTGATCTGCAATCAAGTCAAGTTCGGCCTTGTTAAAGTAAAAGCCCCAGTTTTCAGATAGGTTTCCTATCTTGGCATCATCAACTGCGCTACGAAGCACACCACGCATAACGCCTTTTTTTCCTACCTGATCCATAGCCGCAAAGCCTGAGCCTTTCATAAGAAAGTCCGCGCCTTTACGCATCTGATGTGCAGTGCCAGCCATAAATCCTTGGTTGTTTGATGCAAGTTCGTTTGTTTTATTAACGAATTCACCAAAGGTTTGGTTGCTCAAGCCCATCTTTTTAAGATCTGGACTAGGGATTTTCTTAAAAGGATTAAGAACCTTTAAACCTTCAAGCGCCGCACGACCACCATACTTTGCCCCTAACAGTGGAATATCAGCAAGGTTAAGAATTGCAGACATGGGGCCAGCAAGCGTAGTTGCGTAAGCTAAAGAGTTAGCCGCCTGTATTGCTGGGTGAGGCGACTTTGCTTGGCCCATAATAGTGTCAGTTATTTTGTTTACGGCATATTGAGCGCCATCATTGCTAATGCCTTTCTGCGTTAAGGTATAAAACAAAGAATCCAAAAACTCTTGTGGAGTTAAAGCAACTAGCGCGCGATCTGGAAGCGCAGATCTTTTAGCCGATAGTACGTCGTCAATCTTTACGCCAAACTTATCCTGCACCTGAGCAAGTCGCTCCATCTTAAAGATTCGTTGCATATCCGAAATAACTGGATTGTCGTAATCTTCTGGGCGCGGGGCATTGGAGTCTTTACTAAGATAAGAGCCACGAGTACGCCGCTCCATACCCGGATCTTCAAACATCTTTTCGATTTCGGCATCAGACATGCCTTCATCTTTTAGCTTTTTGTATCTAGAGATGTTGCGTGTATGTAGATAAGTAAGCTCGTCTGGAAATGCGGCACCAAATACTTTTTTGTTTAGTTGAGCGTTTTTCTTATAACTATAGTTAAGGTATGCCTCAAGCACGTTCATATGTTCTGTGTTGAGATCATCGCCTAGCTCTTTACGTAATTTAACAAGAGAGTCTTTGCGTGTTTTGCCTAGCCTGCCTGCGGCATAATCAAGCATTACACCCTTAGCTCTTTCACTATCGTTAATAATCTTAACAACAGGAACAAGGCGCTCTGAAAGCCCATCAAGTTCTTTGTTTGTTGTGGCAAGAGCCGCTTCATCAGCACGCTGGAATCTAGCGCCTACTTGCGGGCTAACAACACGCATTAACTCATCTGATACGCCAGTTACCTTGTCGTTGTAAAAGTTCTTAACAGCGCCAGTTAAGCCAGACCAAAGCTCACCAGCGGTCTTTGCTTCTGATAAAGGCTTCTGAGTGTATTGAGGGTTATCTACTTCATCAAAAACCTCATTGGCTCTTGCCGCTTCAATGTCTTTATTTGTTAGCTGAGGCTCAATCTTTAATGAGTTATCGGCAAGATCATGCCCTTCAGTTCTTAAACCCCCTGCGGACGATGGCGATGTCGCTACGTCAATAAGCTTTCCTAACGCTAAGCCGCTTAAGCCACCAACAACAGCGCCAGCGGCTCGCTCTTCAAAGTTTTCTCCAGAGCCAGTGCCATAGGCCGCACCCTCTAAAGCGCCTTGTTTAGCCGCAGACGTAACGCCTAAACGACTAAGGCCAGCCGCACCTGCAACAGCAGTAGGAATACTGCCTGCTAATTCAAACCCAATCGCAGAAACAGGGTTCATTTCTTTATACCTTTGTTGTTCTTCCCGTATTTTTGCAAGAGCAATTTCATACTCTTCATCAGAAGCCGCCGCTTCAAGCTCATCGGCAAAGCCAAAGGTAAGGCCCTGAGCCGCCGCCCTAACATTTCCGACATTTTTAGCTATTCGCTTTTGCTCTATATAACTAAAGTAGTCATCAACGGCAGAGCCAGTTTTAGGCTCAGATAACTCTGGCGCTTCTTCTTCAGAAAGTAGCTTGAGATACTCTTCAACAGAACTCATTTAGTTAACCTCTAGGAGATGGCCCATATTTTCTTTCTTTAGCCGCCGCTCTAACGGCCTTTATTCCAGCTGTTGTTACCTGTTGTTTATTTTGCCGTATTTGCTCTCCCTGTCTGTTAAGCTCTGTTTCTGCCTCTATTCTATCCATGCCTTTACCCATCAACTCTTGGATTGCGGCTTCTCTTTTTTCTTCTAGTTTTGTTCTTTCTGCTCTGCGCTTCTCTGCAAGCTCTGCTCCAGGCGTTTCTATTTGCATTTGCTCTAATGCTTGTCGTGCCGCTTGCTCAGGATTAGCTGATGGATTCTTGCGATACTCAAGCTCTAGTTTTCTCTTGAAATCAACTAGGTCATCACCTTCTAGGCTTTGAACAATCCTTGGTAGATCTTCACTTTCAAAGAAATACACTTCGCTTTCCATGCTTTGAAGATATCGAAGGGCATCACCTGCACGATCTTTTGCGTAGGTGTCAGAGTTATACAAAGCTCTAGTGCGTTTATCTTCCGCATCAACTAAGGCCCGCAAAGCAAAAGCCGCACGTTTTTTGTCTCCAATATTTTGGGGATTGTTATATAGCCGAAGTTGCTCTTGAGCTTCCGCGCTATCTACAAGCTTTGGGTTGTTTTGCAGCGCATCAATGTATTCTTGAGGTAATGTTTTTTCTGTAGCAATTAAGCCTGCGGCCTCTTTTGATTTCTGTATTGCAACAGCTTCTTGCCGAATTCTTTCTTTTAAAGAGTCAGAAATTTCAGGTGGTAGTTGAGCTATATACCCATTAATGTCGCCGCTATTTACAGCAGACAAAGATGCGCCATCAACAAGTTTATTGTTGTTATCTTCTTCTAAGGTTTTGCCTCTAGTGTACGCCTCCCACTTTGCATCAGCCTCTGCTTTTTTAGCTTTAGCTTTAGTTTGTGCCGCCTCAGCTCTCATTCCTTGAACCTTGAGGATTTCTTGCGGCGTTTTAGCTTTTGACTCAAGAAAATCAAATTGTTGCTCAGGAGTCATCATTTGAAATTGACGAGTCTCAGCAAGTTGCTGTTGTTTCTTCGCTTCTTCTTCGCGCATCTGACGCATTTGTGTAGGCAACTGCCCTGCTTGCTGTGCGGCAGTAAACAACCCTTGCTGATAAGAAGGCTGTAACAGGCCCTGTAAAAATGCTTGTGAAAACTTAGCCATTACTAATCCCCTTAATTAAATAAGCCGCCAAACTGTCTTACCATATCGCCTACAAGCGATTCGGTTGGCGATGTTTGCTGTGGTGTAAAGGCACCGCTTAACAAACCCGTACCCATTTGGCCCAGCAAGTTTGCTCTTGCTTGCTCTGCAATAAGCTGTGATTCCAAGCCAGACATAGAAGCCTCTCCAAACAATCCAGCACCTTGCAACTGCGCCTGCTGTTGTAGCGCCGCCAATTGCTGTGAAGGTTGAGTAGCCGCAAGTAGTTGTTGCTGTGGTACGTAGCCCATTCCCAAAAACTGACCGCCTAACTGAGATTGTTGGACTTGCTCTTGACGTGCCTGCTGTGCCGCACCAAGCCTTGCTTGAGCCATAGCCTGCTGTTGCGCTCGCTCCATAGCTAACTGCTCAGGTGTGCCGCCAAATTGCGCTGTACGCACTCCGAGCCTGCCTTGAGCCGCTAGACGCTCTTCCAAGCCAAGACGCTCCATGCGCTCATCAGCTTCGGTAGCCGCCCTAATTTGCCCGTACAGCTCTTGCTCACGAATAGCGGGGTCTTGCATGGCGCCTGTAAAGAATCCACCAGCGCCACCTAAGAGCTGTGACTGCATTGCTTGTTCTTGTGGAGATAGGCCCATGGTTGTTTTGACTTCGCCAGTGATAGGGTCAACACGGGTGCCAAAGCCAGCGCCAGTAGCAGTGGTTACAGTAAACGGCCTAAACTGCGTTTGCTGTAGTTGCTGTTCGGCTAATGCTTCTGCGCCTGTTCGTGCTTGTTTTCCTATGTCGCTTAACCGCCCATAAGCTTCGCCCGTAAGCAGGCCGCCAAGAATGCCTGGGAGTAAAACGCCGGGCTGGGTTGCATAATCAGCAAGACCTCCTAGGAAATCAAAGAAACCGTTGCCGCCTCCTGATAAAGCATTGCTAGCATCCATGATAGGATTACTTCCCGTAGCTCCCGCCCCAAGAACATCAGATGGTGTGCCAATGTTGTATTCGTCGTCCATTGTGTACTCCCGTTAAAGTAGCTTTCCTATCAAAGCCATTACGTTAATTTCTTGTAGTGATAGCTGAGAGCCATCAATATCCGCTTCTAAACCGACAACAACGCTAGTGCCGTAGCCCGTTGCATTAAGACTTCTTTGGTTAGTTAGTGCGCCACCAGTGAACTCAACCGCAGTAAATTCACTCTCGCCAAAGAATCCTGTTATCTGATCGCCTACCGTAAACTCAGCCGTTGAGTACGTGCCTTTAAAGTCATACGCCCACTTCAAAAACACCGTGGCATTGTTTGCGCCTACTAGTGTTGGTTTGAGTTTTTTAAGGATCTTAATTCGTGAGCTATCGCCAAACGTTAGGCTTGGGCTGTAGTATTTAAAGCGGTATGGCGTAGCATTATCGGTGTACCCGGTGTACTCGCTTATACCGTTAGATGTGCCAATTAGTAAATCGCCATTTTCTTTTCTGACATACGAAGTAAAGCCTGTAGATACCCAGCGGGTTACACGATACGAGCCATTCTCTGTTGTGCCTCGAACGTCAAAGCAATACGTAATATCCTGACCAACAAATGTCAGAAGATAGAAGCCTTCTTCTGGGCTATACACCGATCTGAAGAAGCTACTCTCTGTTTGTAACGAGCCAATAATGTCCTTGGTAATGTTTCCTGACAGGCTACTAATCGGCAAAGACTTTTCTTGAATTGTTCGCCCGAAGCTTTTGAGGCCAGTATGTGATAGAAACAAGACATCAGTACCTGTGTACTGCACGGTATCTCTATCCACACAGCCCACACCTGCAACAGTATCTGCTAGGGTCATGCTTGCTGGGGCTTCAGCGCCTTGATAGGCCACAATACTGTGCTTACCAAAGATGATAAGAAGACTGTTATGTGCGGCTAACGCAACAATCTCGTCATAGCCGTCAGGCCATACTTTGGAGATATCA